AAAATATCTCTTACTTTTGATGGAGCTAAAAGTACTTTTACTGATTTTGTAATTAATGATTATAAACCTTTTTAAAAATGGAAATAAATAAAATATATAATGAAAATAATTTAGATACTATGAGTAGGATGGAAGATAATTTTGTAGATATGATTATTACCTCTCCTCCTTATAATATCGGTAATAGTAGAGCTAATACTAATAATCCAGATTTAAACTATGATACTTATTCTGATGATTTAGAGATAGAGGATTATTTTAATCTTACTAAATCCTGGATAGATGAATGCTTAAGAGTAAGTAAGCACTATGTATTCTGGAATATAGGAGAGTATGCAGGATGCAAAGGTATAGCAGGATATATAATGAGAGAGTATAAGGATAATCTTAAAGATACTTTTATCTGGATAAAGAATAATCCTAATCCTACTGGCAGAGGAGTAGTATGTAATGGATATGAGTATATATTCTGCTTAGTAAAAGATGGAGCGGATAGGCGTAAGTTTGACTATAATAATTTTGGAGATAATATGATAAAAAATTATATAATAAAGCCCGTAAATAATGGTAAGGATAATTCAGGGCATGGATATGCTTTTGGAGAATGGATGCCTAAATACTTTATAAATTACTTTAGCAAGCCTGGAGATTTGATATATGATTGCTTTATGGGAAGCGGTACTACAGCGGTAGCAGCTCATAAATTAGATAGGAGCTGGATAGGCTCTGAGATTAGTAAAAAGTATGTAAAAATAGCGGAAAATAGACTAAGGCCGATACTAAATCAAACTAAATTATTTTAGTATCTCCATATCTAGTAAATCAACAAACTTTCTTTTTTAATGGTATCATACTAGAAAGGGGAGAAAGTGTCTTAGAGCGTCTTAAAATAGTGTTAAATTAAAGAATAATAATATGTATGAATTAGTAATAAATCCTAGGCCAAAGCCTAGAATGACTAGAGCCGACAAATGGAAAAAAAGGCCAGTAGTAGTAAAATATTTTAATTTTTGTAATAAGCTGAGGGTTATGTGCACTAAGTTAGATTATAGGCCTGGAGATAAGGTATCTTTAATATTTTATATACCGATGCCTAAAAGCTGGAGTAAAAAAAAGAGAGAGGAGATGCTAGGCAAACCTCATAAACAGAAGCCTGATATAGATAATTTATGTAAAGCTTTTTTAGATGCTTTATTGGAGGAGGATTCTTTCGTATTCTCTCTTACTGCAGAGAAGTACTGGAGTAGCCAGGGAAGTATAGTAATTATGAATGATTGGTAATTAATAACCTGTTAAATATTTTTAATAAATATATATTTATAAATAGAGATATGTATGTATAATTGTATAATTAAATAATAGACTATGAGCACCTGGAAAAAACTTTACGGCAAAATAAGAAAATTTGAATCCTATAATGATTATCCTGAATCAGCTAGAAATAATGCAAAGAGAGCTATAGATTATAAGAATAAATATGGTAGCTCTTGTGGAACTCGTATAGGATGGACTAGAGCAGCGCAACTCAGTAGAGGAGCTAAGATAAGTAGGAGCACGATTGCGCGGATGGCTTCCTTTAAAAGGCATGAAAAGAATAGTAAAGGGCCTTTAAGTGAATGCGGGCCTCTAATGTGGGCGGCTTGGGGAGGAAGCTCTGGTATTAATTGGGCTATAAGAAAATTAAAACAAATAGATAATAATAAAGACTAAAAAACTATGAGCGAATTTAAACACAAGCCAGGAAGTGGCAGTATTTTTAAAAACAAATATAAAGAGAAAGAAACTCATCCAGATTATAGAGGTAAGGTAGTACTACAAGATGGAGAGGAGAAAGATATAGCTCTCTGGATTAAAGAGAGTAGTAATGGAGGAAAGTTTTTCTCTGTAGCTATTAGTAATCCTTATGTAAAGGATGCTACTGATGAAGCTGTAAAAGCTGTAAGAGATTTACCTCAAAATAATCTAAATGATGGATTACCTTTCTAAGATAGCTGATAAAACTATTTATTGTAGTAATACTCATGAGATAATTACTAGAGAATACTACAGCTCTGTAAATCAAGCTTTAAATACTATAGATATACAGAATATGGATTTACTCTATGAAGTACTAAATATTATTATAGATTATTATAATGATTTTGCAGATAAACAGACTGGAAGCTTTTTTTATGAATGGCTAAGAATAATTCCTACTAATTTTACCTATGCTATTGCAGGATATATAGCTGGATTAAATAGTAAGGATTATGATATAAAGCATGCGAATGCTAATGTAGATATAATGCTCTGTACTAATAAATATCTAGAGCGGCTAAATGATTTAAAGGCTAGTAATGAATAAGAAAGCAGATATAGCCTTAGGAGAGCTGCTACCTGAATTAAGAGCAGTAGCTTATAATATTAATCCTGATAGAAATAAGGCTGATGATGCGGTAAGTATGGTAATAGAATCTATGCTGAAAATGGATAGAGAATTACTCCAGGATATTCATGATAAAGGAGGATTAAAATGGTATGCTATAAGAGCTATTACTCTTAATCTTAAAAGTAGTACCTCTAGATATTATTATAAGTATAAGAAGTATTACGAGAAAGTAGATACTAATGTAAGTAATAGTACCTACTCAGTACACTACTACGAAAATAATCCTAATGTATATCTAGATAATGATGATGATATAAATCTAGAAGCTATAGATAATTTACTACAAGACTTGTACTGGTATGATTCTAAATTATTTATTACTTATTATAAAGGAGGATATACCTTAGATTCCTTATCTAAAAAAACTGGAATATCTAGAATGAGTATTTTTAATACTATTAAGAAAGTAAAGAAGTATTTAAAAGATAATGTAAATGAAAAAGCCAACAAAATTAGAGAAAGCAAAGAATTTTACTAAGGCTTCTTTAAATTTTATCCGATCAGGATTTAAGAAAGCTCCTGAGGAAGTTTATGATAGTAGAGTACTTACCTGCTTATCATGCGATGAGTATGATAGTAAAGAGGATTCATGTAGTAAATGCGGATGCTATATAAATATTAAAGCGGACTGGCTTTCTGAAAGCTGCCCCCTAAATAAATGGAAAATATGAGAGAATTAAATAAAGACGAAATTAAAGAACTTAGAGAGATATGGAGTAATATCAAAACTGGTACAGCTAAATCAGTAATCTGGAGAGAAAAAGCGGTACTATTTTGGAATAATGTAGGAGGTACTAATTTTAAAAAGAATACGGGATGTGGAGCCTGTCTAGGTAAGGTATTCGTAGGATTTAAAAGCTTAATAGATGAGTATGGAGAAAAAGAGTAAGTATTATTATGAATTTGATAGGAATCTAGATAATGCAAAGATGAGTAATAAGATTAATCCTAAAATGATGATGAGTAAAGATGAGCTCGGTATTCCTGAGTACTATATAGGTAAAAGATATAAGTATGAAGCTAGGAAAGTAGTAGAGGATTGGAATCTATCTTATAATACTGGTACTGCAGTATCTTATCTACTTAGAGCAGGTAAAAAAACAGAGGCAGGAATGAGTAGTAAGGATAAGCATATAGAGGATATAGAGAAGGCTATAAATCATCTTAATTTTGAATTAGATAGAATCAAAAATGACTAAAAATAACTGGAGGCAAGCAGGTAGAAAGACTAAGAAATATTACTACAAGCCTAGTATCGTAAAGAATGGTAAATTAGTAATTCCAGATATTATAAATGAGGATTATACTTTTGAGATGCAATTCGGATTTGTAGAGAAGCATATTACTGAGCAAAATAGATATTTAAGAAATAAGCCTTTTAAGAATGATTATTAATGTAATTATATTTGGAGTAGGATTTACATTGGGTATGTATATACTTACTCAGATAGAGAATAATATAGATAAATAATGGTATATATTTTATATTTATAATAAAGAGATAATTACACTAATTATACACTAATAAAAAAAGATATGTATTCAGATAAAGATAAAGAGAGATTCCTAGAGCTACTAGCTAAGAATGCTGGTAATGTAAGTAAAACATGCAAAGCTATGAATATGAATAGGCGTACTTATTACAACTGGATAGAGAATGAGGAGGCCTTTAAGTTTGTAGTAGAGGAGATTCAGGAATCATTGATAGATGATGCAGAATCTGAATTACAGAAATTAATAAAGGATGGTAATACTGCGGCTATATTGTTCTTTTTAAAGACTAAGGCTAAGAATAGAGGATATATAGAAAGGCAGGAGCAGGATATTACTTCTAAAGGAGAAAGGATAAGTATCAATATAGATTTGAATGATTGATATATCTCCCGATCTAACCTCTAAACAAAAGAGAGCCCTTAAATACTTATTAGATAATACTACTACTGAGGTACTATATGGAGGAGCAGCTGGAGGAGGTAAGAGCTTCTTACTTTGTTGCTATAGTATTATTACATGCTTACAATATCCAGGAGTAAGAGGATTAATCGGTAGAAGCAAACTCGATGCTCTCAAAAAGACTACTTTTCGTACCTTTCTAGATGTATGCTCTCAATGGAATATTAAATCAGGAGAGCACTATAATTATAATGCTCAGAGTAATATAATTACTTTCTATAATGGTAGCGAGATTATACTTAAAGATTTATTCTTATATCCATCAGATGCTAACTTCGATTCTTTAGGAAGTTTAGAGCTTACCTTTGCCTGTATAGATGAGGCTAATCAAATTACTGAGAAGGCTAAGAATGTACTATCCTCTAGACTAAGATATAAGTTAGATGAGTATAATCTTATTCCTAAATTATATATGAGCTGTAATCCTGCTAAAGGCTGGGTATATAATAACTTCTATAAGCCTAATAGAGATAATACTTTACCTAATCATCAGAAATTTATCCAGGCTCTAGTATCAGATAATAAGCATATATCTAAACATTATGAGGAGCAACTACAGAAACTAGATGAGATATCTAA